ATGGGTACAATACGTAATAAAAAGGTTAAGCCCACCTTAGAGCGCATTCTTGCCGGTGCTGCTAAAGCTGCAAAGATTGATAAAGTTATTATTACATCCGGTCTACAGCCTGGTAAGACTGGTAGAAGAACTGGTAGTACCCGTCACGACACCGGTATGGCTGCTGACCTTTATCTCCAAGTAGGGGGTCGTGACGTAACACTTGATAGTGAAGCAGGAAGAATTATCATTGCAAGATTTGTTAAAGAGGCATATGCAAGAGGAATTAGAGCCGGCGGTATGAGTGCTGGCTATATGGGTTCCAAGGTTATGCACCTTGATACTCTTGGTAAAAATCTTGGTGGTGGAAGGTTTAATCCAGATGTTACGGTTGTTTGGAAAAGCGATTCTTGGTTTAGATCGGCTTTCTCTAATTAATCCCTGAAAACTATTATAAATAAAAGAAAAAATGAGATATAAATGGCCCGCGCATTTTCATTAGAAGATAAAAATCTTTCTACTTCTACTATTAATACGGCCCGTAATAGGCTTTATAAAGATGTAGACCTTACTTTTGCAGTTAAGGGTAATGGTGATGTTTATAAAAAAATCGATGCAGCAGCCGTAAAGCAAGCAGTTAAAAATTTAATTCTTACTAATCACGGTGATAAGCCTTTTCGATATAACTATGGCGGCAATGTGCGGGATTTGCTTTTTGATTTAGCAGACGAAGATGCAGAGGCAGATATCGAGAATACAATTATTGCTGCCATTGAAAAGTTTGAGCCTCGGGCGCAAACGCTGGCTGTTAAAGCATTATCAAGACCAGATCAAAATTCTATTGATGTAACATTAATATTTAATGTTGTTAATACCCAAGAAAAAGTAACTCTCACCACCACCCTTGCGAGGCTCAGATAAATGGCTACAACTATTAAATCAACGGCTCTAGATTTTGATGCTATTAAAGAGTCCCTAAAAGATTATCTAAAATCAACAGATGAATTTGCGGATTATGATTTTGCAGCATCTGGTCTAAATAATCTAATGGATGTCCTTGCTTATAACACCCATATAAATGGTTTGGTATCAAATTTTACTCTTAACGAGTCATTCCTCGGAACAGCCCAATTAAGATCTTCACTTGTATCTCTTGCGACCGGTATTGGATATATCCCAGACACAAAAACGGCATCAAGAGCTTTGGCACGGGTGCGGGTTAATCTTGCTGGTGTTTCATCAAGACCATCTGTTATAACTTTACCTAAATACACAAAATTTACCGCTTCACTAGATGACGTATCTTATACCTTTCAGACTATTGAAAACTATGATGCTGAGGATAATGGCAACGGTGAATATGTATTCGAGACTACGGCCGGAAGTGCAAATATACCAATCTATGAAGGTGCAAGAAAAACAAAGACCTTTTTAGTTGGCGAATATAGTGAGAATGACGTATACATTATCCCAGACGTTAATCTTGATGGAGACACTATCGAGGTAAATGTGTACGAAAGCCCAAACAGTTCTCAGTTTACCTCTTTCCAAAACATTACAGCGGCAACATCAGTAAACGAAAACTCTACGATCTATATCTTAAAAGAAAGTCCGAATGGATTCTACCAGCTATCATTTGGTGCAAATGATATTCTCGGTCGTGCGCCTGCGAGTGGTAATGCAATTCAAGTTAATTACTTGTCTACTAAAGGCTCAGTTGCAAACGGCATTACCACATTTAGCCCTAGTAATACCATTACTGTGGGTGGTTCACAATATAATATGCTCGTATCTTCTACATCTAATTCAGCTGGCGGGGATGAAAAGGAATCGCTGGAATCGATTCGCAGAAACGCGCCTTTCCAATATGCCACTCAAAATAGAATGGTAACTCCTGAAGATTATACATCGCTTATTCTCAGAAACTTTTCTACATTAATTAAAGATATTAAGTCTTGGGGTGGGGAAGATAATCCTAAACCTAAATTTGGTACAGTGTTCTCGTCTATTCTTTTTGAGAATGATGTTTCTGAAACTCAAATAGTAGAAACAAAGCGGGCAATTGAAGAGTTGGTTGATCAGTTAGCTGTTATCTCATTTAACGTAGAATTTACCGATCCAGTAGAGACTTTCATTGAAACCGATGTGTTTTTCCAGATTAATCCCAAGTTTACAAGTCAATCACCCAACAGTATTAGAACTAGCGTAAGATCGACCATATCAAATTATTTTACCAACACTATTGGTAATTTCGGTCAATCATTCAGAAGATCTAATATGTTATCTTTAATTGATGATGTTAGTCCTGCTATCCTGTCTTCTAGATCAGAAATAAGAATGCAGCAGAGATTTACTCCAGTTCTAAACTCTAGGAATAGTTTTACTCTTACTTTCCCAACTAACATTAAAGCCCCTAGTTCAGATGGTGCTGTTATTACTAGTACGCCGTTTGTAGTTGATAATAAGTCGGTTATTATTAAAAATAAATCTAATACAAATATATTGCAAGCTGTTTCTGTTGGATCTGATGAGGTGGTGGTCGATAACGTAGGATCATATAATCCTACAACTAGATCAGTTAATATAGTTTCTATTAAACCCTCGAGCATCGACGGCGCAAATAGTTTTATTAAGATTTCAGCTATACCTGCTAACCCATCAGCAATTACACCGATTCTAAACGATATTCTTAAATATGACCCAGAGTCTTCCGCAATCACCGCAGTAACTACATCGGCTGATAACTAATGGATAGAACGTTACAAGATATTAATCGAAGAGATATATCCCTATCTCAAGATTACATCGAAAGAGCTTTGCCTGAATATTTCGGTCAAGACTTTCCTAAATTTATATCTTTACTAAAAGCGTATTATGATTTTTTAAATCAGCCAGGTAACTTCGGCGATCAGTTAAAAAGTTTAGCTACTACAAGAGATATCGGTCAGACAGCAAAATCTAACCTGACTTATATAGAAGATGAATTGTTATTAGGTCAAAACTATCTTGAAGGTATTCTTGACACCAGAACAGGCGCAGAACTTTCTAATAACTATTATCGCGCAAAGGGTACTAAGTACGCCATTGAAAGATTCTTTAGATCATTCTTTGGAACAGATCCTATTGTAGAGTATGGTAAAAATTATATCTTTACTGTTGGGGAATCCCAAATTGGACCTAACTCGCAAAAATATATTATGGATGATAAGATCTATCAATATTGGGGTTTGTTAATTAAATCAGATGTTGCCAGAATAGAATGGCTTGAATTGTATAAGCTATTTGCTCATCCTGGCGGTATGTACGTAGGATCTCAAGTTCAGGTCGTATCCGTTAATCGGGATCCTAGCTTTGATACAATGCCTATCTCTATCCCTCCAGCATCGCTTATCCCAGTATATACTTCGGTCGCTATTGGAACGCTCAGCACACTGGGTGAATACTCCGGTATTATTACATCCGATGTGGATAGCTCAGGATATATGCGCATTGATCTAGATGCTTATCGTATAGAAGACTTTGTTGATTCTGATAGCGAAAACACATACGGTACTGTACAGTATCTCGATACACATATGCAAACAATCCAGGATATGATCAAAGAAACTTCTCCAAGAATGGATGAAGATTCTGGTGAATATGCAGGGGATCTTTCTGCACTGAAACTCAGCAATGTTAAAATTACTATGGACGTAGACGCATTTGATTATTATCCAGTAGATTCTTCTAATTAAATCGTATAAATACATCTATAAAATCTAAGGACGAGTCATGACAAGGCAGAACATCAACGTTGGCTCAAATGCTAACGACGGTACAGGCGATACGCTAAGGACCACTGGCACCAAAATCAATGCCAATTTTGTAGAGCTTTACCAATTACTTGGTGGAGATTCAGATCTACTGTATAGTTCTGTAAGTTTTGGTAATAACTCTATTATATTTGATGGGTTAAATGATGATGGCTTTGAGACTACTCTTACTGCCACAGAGCCCACGCAAGATAACACTATTACTATGCCTGATTCGTCTGGCGAAGTGGTTTTAACTACTGCAGAGCAAGGGTTATTTAAAAAGCATTTATACAATACAAAGATCGATGGAGACCTAAGACTTCATGGCGTGTCTGGTACTGGTTACTATAAAATCAGATATCTAGGTGTGGTAGATTCAGACACCGATTTAAATATCAACCTTCCAGATTTACAAGATAGTGACACGCTTGTATTCGAAGATTATATCCAAAGATTATTCAACAAAACTTTAATATCACCAGTTATTCGTAATCCTAGAATTGGTTCTGTAATCAATGACTCTGCAGGTAACCCAGTACTAAGTATTCAGACAACACCATCTGCAGTCAATCAAGTAGATCTTGCCGGGGCGCTAACAGGTAATCCCGTTGGTATTTCTACTGCTGGTACTGACGCTAATATTCAATTGAACATTAGTACGAAAGGTACAGGAACTATTGTTTTTGATAATCCTGTACGACTTTCAGGTAATGATTATCCGACAGACGGTGTTCTATCACTTGATGACAATGTGATTTTATTCACTGGTACATCTGGTACTAATACTTACACGCTCCCCCGCGGGGCAGGTAGAAATAATATGTTAGTCTATCTTTGTAATACGGGTAACTCACTGGCAAGAATTAAGGTAGATTCAGATGGCGGTGGCAATAGCTACCTTGGGCATACTGGTTATAATGCAATAGAGCTTCAATCTGAGGCTTCAATCTCCGCGATATATACCACAGAAACAGCAGGCGGTTCAACTGAAGGTTGGTACCTCATTGGGCTTGATTCTGCGAGTGGACTTGGTAATCGCGTGAAATTAACTACATATCCATAAGGGAAATATATAAATGGTTGCTATAATCACAGACGCAATTAAACTTCAGATGATGCAAGATGTTTTTGATGACCTTGCGGATTCTGCATCTAGCAGCTATTACCTTGCGGTTGCTAAGTCTGAAGAATGGAATGATTCGGATACACCGATTACTCCGGTTAATACTCAAAGAGAACAACGTAATTTCCGTTTGGGTACTCAAGCGGTTAAAAGAATTACGGACTTTACATTTACTGTACCAAGATACAACTGGTCGTTCGGTGGTGTATATTCAGCTTACAGCGATAATGTAGCAGGCTATCCACTTAGCCCATATTATGTTATTACAGAAGATAATGCGGTTTATATCTGTATTAAGCAATCTAAAACCGGCAGTATTGCTAACCCCTCATCTGTTAAACCGACTGGTACATCCGCAACTCCATTTACTACAGCAGACGGCTATATTTGGAAATTCCTTTATACTATTGGCACACTAAACGCATCAAAGTTCTTAACTGCGAACTATATGCCTGTACAAAAGATTGCCCTAGTAGACTCTGATTCCCTTGCGGTTGAAATCGAGCAAAAAACTATTCAAGATGCTGCTATACCTGGAGAGATTTCGGGACTAAGAATTACAACTGGCGGTATAGGATATGATGATACTCCGGCTCCTACCATAAGCATTATAGGTAATGGTACTGGAGCAACGGGTCTTGTTACAGTAACAAATGG